TCAACTTCTGCAACTTCTTCTGGTTTCAACTTGCGACCAAAGATAAGTGTCCCACAACTGCGCGTGTGTTGCTTGAAATGTTTACACGTCTGGCAAATTTGCATTCGTGTCTGCTGCACTTGAAGTGGCACGGTGAGTGTTTGCATTGCGTTTTATTTTGTTTATGGCGTTTTCAACTAATTTATAAAGGTCTTTGACTGGTATTCCAGTTTGCGTGCTGACTTCATTGTAGTCGAAGTCTTCCAGCATGTACAAACGTAGAACAATTGCGTCCAGTTGTGGCATAAGTGAAATGTATGCATCCAAGTATTCGTTGTCCAGTCGTGCACCCAACCAAACTTCTGCACGTTCTTCATTGTGCTTGTTTGAATTTTCATTCCAGTTGTTTGCATAGCGTGTGTATTGTATTGAATAGCGGCTGGTTGAATTTCTTGCAGTCAAATAAATTGCCTTGTTGACGTACCAAAAAAGTTTTTGTTCGCATGCAAGTTGTTCCGCTTTTGCTTTCTGTTTGCTTACTATATTCAACAGAACTTCACCAAGTAAGTCTTGCCCATTGACATTGCTTCTGACAAGACCACGGGCAAAACGCAACCAAGTTTTGTAATGCTTTTCAAGTTCAATGTCCAAACAATTTTTCACTTGTGTTGGTTTACATTTTTGCTACCTTTGGCAAATATAGACCAAACAAGGGTTTCCCGTTTTCCAAAAAAACTGACATTGTAATTTCAAACAAAACAATAATGAAAAAAACACAACACAATTTACACGACGTACTTGGCGCATTCGTGAATGAAGACCACCGCGAAGAAGCAACACGTTGGTTGTATCCAATGCTGAACTTGAAAGGAAAGAAGCAAGCAAAAGAAATTTGGAAAGACATGGGTTCGCACTTGTCACCAGAAGCATTTAATAAAATTTGCGACATTGTGCAGCACTTGACAAACATTGACATTCGTGTAAACAAGTTGAAAAATAAACAGACTTCATTTGCACAGTTTCTTGTTTCATACGCGTTGTACTACGAATTTGTCACAACAAAAAAAGTGACATTGCAAGAACTTTGTTCGACACATATGCCATGGTTGAAGCATTCACAAATTCTTTATGCAATAAATGCAATTGAAAAAAACATTGACAACAACACACTTGCAAACTTGTTGTTGCCGTTTGCAGAAGCATTGCGCAAAGAAGAATATGGCTGCGTTTGGCAGCGCATGGTTCAATTGCAATTGAAAGCAACACAAAATGAAGTCAAACAAAATTGATGAATACCACCAAGCGCGTTTGAAATTATATTTGAATAAAACAAAATTCAAAACAATGGACGCAGTAATTGAAGAACTGGTGAAGCGTCACCGCAAAGGTGAAAATATTGCAAAACATGTGAGTGTAATTATTGGTGAAGACCATGACGAATACATGTTGACGCTTCGCAAGTTGGGTGAAACTTCAAAGGCAATAAGATGACAGAAATTGAAATAAAAACTGAAGTCAGAAGACTAACAAAAGAAATGAATTTTCTTGCAGCGCGTAGACTTATGAAACCAAGCGTGGAAGACAGTCGTCGCATGTATCAAATTTTTTCTGAATTGTATGAACTAACGGGCGACAAAAAATACCTTTTATAAAAATGGCATATACACCACAACCAAACACTGGTGTTCTATTCAAGAACACCAAGAAGACAAGTGACAAACAACCAGACTACACTGGAAACATTCTTGTTGGCACAACAGAAATGCAATTGGCTGCATGGATAAAAGAAGGCAAGAACGGAAAGTTTATGTCACTGAAACTTTCAGAACCAAATTCAAAAACGGAAACAACTTCAACAAACGAAGGCGACGACATGCCATTTTAAAAATGGTTGAATTTTTACCGAAACAACTTGAATGTTTGCGTGCGCTTGCGATAGACGCACCAGCAGAAGTTGTTTTGTTTGGTGGCGCGGCTGGTGGAAGCAAGTCTTTCACTGGTTGCGCTTGGCAAATAGAACGTCGTTTGAAGTATGCTGGCACGCGTGGCTTAATTGGACGAAGTAAACTGGACACATTGAAGAAGACAACACTTCGAACGTTCTTTGAAGTTGCTTCGTTGTACGGACTGCGCGCAAACATTGACTACATTTTTAATGCGCAGTCAAACATTGTTTCTTTCACAAATGGAAGTGAAATTATTTTGAAAGACTTATTCGCGTATCCTTCAGACGTAATGTTTGACGGCTTAGGCGGTTATGAATTAACTGACTTCTTCGTTGATGAAGCCAGCCAAGTAAGCAAGCGTGCAATTGACGTGTTGCGTTCGCGCTTGCGTTTCAAGTTGAAGCAGTACAACATTCCACCGAAAGGCTTATTGACATGTAACCCAAGCAAGGGTTGGTTGTACAATGAATTTTATTCGAAATGGAAACAAGAAAAACTTCCATTGCATTACGCTTTCATTCCAGCAACGTCACATGACAACAAGTATTTGCCAGCGTCTTACATTCAAACGTTGGAACGTCTTCCAGAACAAGAACGTTTGCGCTTGCTTGTTGGTTCGTGGGAATATGACGAAAGTGCGGACGCGCTTTTCAATTACGACGACTTGCTTCGTTGCTTCCGTGACGAAACATTGACTGGTGAATTTTTCATTTCCGCTGACATTGCGCGACTTGGAAAAGACCGCACGACTGTTTGCTTGTGGCGCGGTTTACAGTTGCTTGAATTGCATGTAATGAAGAAACAACGCATAACAGAAACCGTTGAATTCATTCGTGCGCTTGCAGCAAAGAACAACGTGCGGTTACAAAATGTTATTTGTGACGAAGACGGGGTTGGCGGTGGTGCGGTTGACTCCTTGCGTTGCAAAGGTTTCTTGAATGGTTCACGCGCAAAGAAACCAGAACGGTTTGTGAATTTGAAAGCAGAATGTTATTTTAAGTTGGCAGAACTTGTTGAACAAAACAAAATTGTTTTTGTATCGAAATACAAAGAAGACATTGTGAAAGAACTTGACATGGTTCGAAGAAGAAACATTGACACGGACAACAAGTTGTCGGTTATTTCAAAAGAAGAAATGCACCGCATGCATGGAATTTCACCAGACATTGCCGACGCAATTATGTTGCGCATGTATTACGAACTGGTGCCATACGGAAAAATTCAATACATTTAACGCCATAAGGAAAAATAATTAAGGTCAAAATTTTTAACAGTTTTTTTTATTTTTCATTGAACGCACAATTCCAGTGCGTTTTTTTTTGTTTTGTAACATATTGAAAAACAATACGATAAAAATTATTTTTACAGAAAACCATTTTTTTCTTGCCAATTCGGAAAGTCGCCGTATCATTGTGCCATGAATGAAGCAAACGACAAGCGAGTCGCAAGCGAAATTGAAATAAGAAACATTGTTCGTGTGCAAGTACACTTGTGAAACTGAAACACACACGCAACACGCTGGGACGGCAAGCGACAACAACGCAAACTGGTATAATGTCAACCAGCACAAGAAGACATTCGACACACAAAATTCTGCAGTCGTTAAACGCGCAACGTGCATTGAAATACTGGAAGCAAACACAACAACCGACAACGTGTAAAGAAGCATGCGGTTGTATACACTGCAAACAAAGTCAGACGGTGACGCTTTCAAATGTGAAAGACTGGTTCGACTCCAGTGTTTGCGCTAATTTTTAAAAACAATAAAAATGAAAAAAAAGTTTTCTTGCATTGCTAACCCCTACATTGTAGGTGAATTCATTATTGAAAGCGAAGACGCAACCATTTCACTGCGTCTTAGTGAAGCCAACTTTGCTGATGACGACGAAACGAAAGAAGCAATTGACTTCATTTTATCCAAATTAAATTCTTAAGAAAAACAACAGTGGGGTGCGCATACTTGCAACGCATACACAAACACAAAACAAAATTCAATTCAATACAAACAATTCAAAATTTAATACTATGTCAAACAACACAAACACATTCGAAACATTTTTGAACAACATTGAAAACAACGGTGCGCGTTCAATTGAAACACTTCAACAAATTGGTCTTGACTGGACAGTGAACAAGGTTCAACTGTGCTTGCCAGACGGCACACCAGTTGACCACTATGCGAACCAACGCAGCGACAACAAGCAAGTCTTGCACGTTGTTTCAGAAGGCTACAGTGTACTACAGAACGAAGAACTTGTTGAACTATGTGAAACAGTCGCAAAGACTTTTGACTACAAGGTTCACAAGGGCGGTGCGTTAAACGGTGGTCGCAAAGTTTACGTTCAACTTGAAACAGACAGTGTTCATGGCATTGGCGAAAACAATGACACTGTGAACCGTTACATTACTGCAATTAATTCTTTCGACGGTTCAACTGCAGTTGCTTTTGGTTCACTTGGTTTCACCATTAGTTGCCAGAATACATTCTTT